TTCTGAAATCCTCGTTATTCTTCCAGAGAAGGACTATGGCAGTCACAAGGCCTGCGATCAAAGCGATGACTATTCCTATCGGGTTTGCGGCGAGAATTGCGTTGAAGGCGGCAAAAGCCGTTGTTACACTCTGAATGATGCTTCCTATGTTGATAGCAACAGCAAAAACGCCAAAGGCAACTGCCGCACCTGCTACGATTGGCCCGACAGTGTCAAAGTTCTCGATCAGCTTTGTAATGCCCTGTACCACTTTCCTCAGTGCAGGAGTGAGCTTGTCAGAAATAGAAATCTGGAGACCTTCGAAAGCAGACTTCATAAGCGTGACATCACCTGACAGGTTATCTAACTGCGTGTCTGCCATGCGCTCAGCCGCTCCAGCAGAATCTCCAATAGCCGCCCCAAGCTCATCCCAACGATCTGCCGAAGTGCCAAGCAGGGCATTGATAGATGCGAGGTCGGTCTTGTTGAACAGGCCACTGACAATGGCATCCCTCTGCTTCTGATTCATGCCATCCATGGCGCTGGACATCTGCTTGAATATCTCAGGGAGCGATCTCAGGTTGCCAGCCGAGTCATACATGTCATCGTATGTCATGCCGAGCTGTTTCAGCGCCTCCGTGCCATCTTTGGTCGGGGTCTGAAGGCTCAGGATGGCGTTTCTAAGATGCGTGCCGCCCTCTGCGCCCTTAATGCCATTATCAGCAAGAACTCCAAGGACGGTTGCCATCTCCTGCGTGCCGCCCTTCAATCCTCTTGCTGTAGCGCCTACAGTCAGGTAGGCATCTCCAAGCTGTTCCACACTGGTGTTGCTCTTGGAAGAAGCTGCCGCCATTTGATCGACCATCGTCTTGGTTTCTTCAAGGCTCAGGCCAAGCGCAGACTGTGCATCCGTTACCATATCCGAAGCACGGGCAAGATCAATGTTGCCAGCCGCAGCGAGGTTCAACACTGTCGGCAACATGTTCATAGATGTCTCAGCATCATAGCCAGCCAGCGCCATGTAATTGAGTGCATCTGCGGCCTGAATTGCGCTGAAAGCGGTCGTTGCTCCCATCTCTTGGGCAAAACCACGCAAGTCATCAATCTCGTCAACGGTTTTGCCCATTGTGGCAGCCACCTGAGACATTGACTTGTCAAATTCTGCTCCAGTCTTTACCGATGCAACAGCAAAAGCGCCAACAGCCGCCACACCTGCGGCAGTGATTTTAAGCATGCCAGTTTTCATGGCATCTGCTTTTTTCTCGGCATCCGACTTCATCTTGCCAAGGCCGCTTTCATACTCGCTGGAATCAAGCGTGAGCTTCGCTACCAGTTCAAATACGTTCATGTTTCACCTTCTCCCAGCTTCTTCAGCTTCGTGCTGATGGTGTCAATGATCTCCTCAGGTGTTCTAGTTTCTTCCACGATCTGCCTGTATGCGAGATCAACATACCGTTTGTCAGATGTAATGCCATTTACTTTGGCAATGGCTTTAAGCACATCTGTGACATAAGCTCGGTATATCTTTTCCCTCATAAAAGAATTGTGCGTGGATACGCAATGATCGATTACATACCCACGCCCAAACATATCCAGCAAATCAAGCCGAATGGTACTTACTGCTGAGAAGTATTCATCAGCCCCAGCTTCGCCAATGAAGTAAAAAAACTCATGACAGCCTCGTCAGAAATCAGCTCAGCGAACGCCGTCAAGTACTCAGACACGGGATGGTCATCCACATGCTCAGGCTCGATGAAACAGCAAAGCGCCAAAATCTCCAGCGTTTCGTCCGGGTGATCCTCCATCACGGCATCAAGGATTGCCATGGTGTTATCGGCCATCTGCTTACGCTTCAGCTCTGCGTTCTTGCGGATCACTGCCGCCCGGTCTTCAGCGGAAGCTCCGGGAGCAGATACCTCAAACTCAGGGAGACGGCGGCGAATGTTCATAATGTCAGTCATCGTGAGCCACTTCGCCACAGCCTTCCTGATTCTGTTCGTCTGCTTCAGGAACTCAGACGGCTTGCAATTTGCCAGATTTTTCATGGAATCCTCCTATCAGGTTCAAGGAGCGATGGAGTAGAACACCATCGGTACTTCATTCTGGGCGGCAATGGAGACATGACCAGTCAGTTCAATGCTGATCTGGCCCTTGCCATTCTTGGTGGTCTGGAGCGAGAAGCCACCAGTGCTCAGCGCGTTCTTAAGCTGGATGGCAACACAGCCACCGTCAGCACGGTCGCCCACCCACCAGATGTCGCTGAAGTCGGTCTGCGCCAGATCACGGCGAGGCTTGACCATGCTGGTGTTCGTGCCATCAATATCAGCCGCACCAAGAGCCAGCTTGATAAGCTCAGGGGAAGTGCCGAGTCCAGTGGTGGCAATCTTGCAGTCCCAGCCGTCCAGATGCTTGAACTCTTTCATGTTGTTGGGAACGTTATCCACGTCCTCGCCAAAGTCAGAGTAGGTGGGAATGCACTGGGGATTGATGCCACCCGTAGTGGCGCAGATAAGCGCCGCATCAGTAACCGCAGGGGCGGCAGGGTCAAAAGTCTTAAGCAGGACGCCAGCGTCCATCTGGAGGCCGTCAAAAGCGTCCTGCGGAACAACAGTAAATCTACCCATGTTTTAACCTCCTATACGGCAGTCAAAAAGTCTACCGAAATGTTGAGTAAGATTCTGCGCATGTCATAGTCCTGATCTACCGACACCCTCTGCGCAAAAGGAGTGCCGAGCTTGATCCAGAGATAGCCGCCATCGACTTTGATGACCTTGCCACCATAGCCGATGTATTCAGCAATCTGGTCGGCTTTCTGTGTTACCTCAGTCCAAGAAGTGGAGCGATCCCAAAGGGACGCTGTGAGAGCCACAGGATCGCCCAGATTCGCCGTTGAGACTTCATAGGTGATATATTTATCCCCTATTCCCAAAGCCTCAACAGTGGCATCATCATAGGCGCTCAGCTCATCAATGGCATCCCAGCCGAAGCTATTCCAGAAAGCATTGATAGCTTGTGCTTTGTCCATGCTCTCCCCCCTCAGCTTGTCAGCTTGTACTCTTCGGCTGTTACCTGCCGCATGTCCAGCGTTGCGGACTTCGGCGTGGCCTTGTCATCGCCATCTGAGGTGGCTCTGAAAATCTTGCCATCAGATACCCTCTTGAATACATCGTGATATTCAAGGTGGATGCTTCTGGATGTGGTCACAGTGTACAGGCCAGTCACTCCCTGCACAGCGCCGATCCTTGCTTGCATAGAGCTGTCAAGCGTTGCCTTGGCCTGAAACTCAGCGCCCTCAGTCCATGTCCTGATAATGCTGCCATACTCATCCTTAGAGCTGGTCTTGTCCATCATCACAAACGATTCAAACTCTGAATACAGAAGGCTCATTGTAGTTTCCTCCACGCGTTCAGGCGGCTTCTGAAAACACTCTGCCATCCACTACCACCTGAGCCGGAATCGTTATTGTTGCCGCCAGCAGACTTACTGTAGCTATATCCTCCAAAGCTCTCGGATGTATACGGAGACATGGCAGGACTATCCACTGCCCCGTATTTGGTCTGCCATTCTGCGATCTCCGCCGCAAGATTAATGACAGCCTTTGGAATGGCAAGTGCCCAGACAGCGCCGTCAAAGGTCTCATCCTCCAGATCAGCGTCACCATACTTGTGAACGCCGTCATTGAAGATGCTCCCCATCACACGGAAATACTGCCCGGGAACGAGAAAAGAGGCGGTGATGTTACCGCCATCAATAGTAAAAGTGCCAGTGTGCTTCTCCAGAACGAACCAGTTGTGAAGCTCTTGGCACAGCTCGGTAAGCATTTACACCGCCTCCTTGATCATTTCAGAAATTCTGCCATGACATAGCCTTCCTCACCAAGCAGGGCTTTCCAACCTGCAGGGGATTCTTTGCTATTGTCCACGGCGATCTTCTCGCCGTCTTTCAGAACACGCAGAACAGGCGCAGTCTGCACAGGGAACTTCCTGACATTCAGACCACGCCCGTCCGTGTTGACGGCGTAATTCTTACGCCCTGCCATATCAGCCAGCGGAGATGGTAGCAACGGCGATGCCGTCCAGATACTCAGCCCACAGAGCCATGCCCATCAGGGCGAAGGAAGCGCCGACTGCGGTGTTGTAGTTGCCCTCAGCATGGAAGCCGATCAGGTTGGTCTCACCCTCAACAGCGTAGTTCAGGCCGAGCTGGGCAAACTCGCTGTCGCTGGGGTCGATGTAGTACAGGTCGATGTTCTCCACAGGGAGAGCGATGACCTTATTGCGGGCGATGTCAGGGGCAGACAGCAGGAACAGCGTGGAGTATCCCATGAAGTCCTTGATGTAGGTCAGGCCGAACTGGGTCTGAACAGTGATGTTCGCCGCACCCAGATAGTCGTAGAAGTCCAGTACATTTGCGAAGCCCACCACCTCAGTGACGGTCTTACGCATGGTGTTGAACTTGTTCAGGACAGCGCCCTTGGCCTTCGCCAGAGCATCCTGAAAACTGGTAGCAGTGACAGCCAGAGAGCCAGTGTTCAGGAAGGTGAAGAACCGGGTCAGGACAGTGTTCTGAAGCTCATACAGGAAGGCATCGTCAGACTTCTGGACGGCAATCGCCGCACCATACTGGGCCACATCCTCGATGGGAACGGCCTTGGCATACTTCTCGATAGTGAGATCAGCCTTTGCCGCCTGAGCGATAGTGGACTTGCTGTACGGGATCACAGCACCAGCAGGAACAGCGCCGCTCTCCAGCGTCACAGAGGCGGTGTAGGAGATGAGCTGAGTGCCGGGGGCTTTGCGGATGGGGCGCATCACGCCGAGGATGTCACGCAGGGCATCCCAGTTGTTGGTAAAACGGGAAACAAAATCGATCTCACGGGCAGTCACGCCAGTGTAGACATTGGGCAGGGAGCTCCGGGGAGTGGTGGTAGTTTCAACAGAAGTGGGCATAGTTTTTTCCTTTCCGCTCAGTCAGTCTGAGCTTTCAAATATTCGCCCCAAGCACGCTGGCGCTCAGTGGCATCCTTGATCTGAAGGATTTCCGCTTTCGTCTTTGCAGTGCCGGAGCTTGCACCAGCAGGAGGATTCGCAGTGTCTGCGCCCTTCTGCTCTCTGGTCTGAATGTATTCAGGCCATTCCTCTTTCAGGCCTTTGATCAGCGCCTTGCCGTCCTTGGCTTCGCCCTTGTCATCCAGCTCGACCTTGCTCCAGTCGGCATACTTGATGGCCTTGGCGATACCAGCCTCAGACAGGCCAGCATCCTTTGCGATCTTGGTCAGCGCCGTCTTCTTCGCCGCCAGCGTTTCCTTGTTGGCAACTTCGGCCTTGTAATCCTCAAACTCTTTTTTGAGTTTGTCGTACTCACCGCTGTTCTTTGCGGCTTCCTTTGCCTTCTTCAGCTCATCCTGTACCTCGGCGAGCTTTTCGGCTTCGGCTTTTGCGGCTTCGAGCTGGTTCTTCAGCCCATCAACCGTATCAGTGTGGGCATCGATAATGCTATCAATCTTGTCCGCTTCAATGCCCAGAGCGGCAAGAAATTTACGGGTAAGTGCCATGACACAATCTCCTTTTCTTTGGGGACAGTACTTCGTCCACGATTGTTTTTGTATATAAAAAAGGCCGCTCTTCTTTGCGGTCTTTCTTACCAACAAAAAACGCCCGGTAGCATCTACTCATACCTCACGAGGATCGTAGGGCTTCGATGCTACGGAGCGTTTTCTTCAAAATTTGTTGTTATCTTTGCAAGTATGTTTTGATTATTTGCTTGTACTCGTCAATGTGGTCAGCGGCGGCTTTCTTTAAGAAGTGCAACGGCTTCAGACCATCAGTCATGTGAGCCTCCAAGCCCTTCGACCTCAGGATCGCCATGATCCTCTTGGCTTGCTCTAGCGAGTATGTCTTGCCAGTGTTGCTCCCTCGTTGGCCTCCACCTCTCACGAATACCCAGTAACCTGAGCGGCCTCCAGCGTATTTGCCAGTGCCTAGCTCATTGAACTTGGCATAGCTAAGGTTCGAGCCAATGTAGACAGCTTTCTCATTGGCTTGCACCTTGTGGGAAACAGAGTTTCGCAGGTCACCCCGTGGCGTGTACCATGATCCACCGCCTCTCGGCACTCCTGCGGTGATGTTCTGTTTGGCGTGGGTCTCACACTGCTGACCAGCGGCTTCAAGAGCAGCCTGTATTTGGGATTCTGCCGCTCTCAGGACTTCATCAGAGTGGTCAATAATAGTAAATTCCATCAGTAGTCTGCATCATCCTCAAATGGCTTAAGCTCTTCTCCGGATTCAATGCACTCAATAAGCATTGCCAGTTCTTCAACCTCATCAGCTCCCATGAGCAAAAAGCTGGGATAACCTCCGAACTTTTTGATGTATGCTTCTCTAGCTTCTTTCAAAGTCATTTTACAAGCCCCCTTACGATATCCCAGACCATTTCAACTGCATTCGGGAATAGCCTGACCATCTGTTTATATCCAGCCTCATTGGCTACAGCGGAATCAAGAACTTCAGCAAAAAACTCTTTTTCCGTTGCCCCTTCTTTCCTGTGGTAGTCCACACCATGTCCAAGTCCAAGAGGATAGCTAACGCCAGTACATTTTTCAAGGATGTCAGAGATGTTCCCGCATTCTCGCAGTCCCATTCTTTCAGCCTTCAAAACCGGGATCACATCTGCTGCCTTTGTTACACCGCAAGTCTTTTTGAATGCCCTGAAATCGCTTTTGATAACATCCAAAAGGCGCTTGCCATCATATTCTAAGTTGGAAGCATAAACGGTGTTCCAACGCCCGCCGCCATTGCCAAGCCAGTCAATCATATGGCCAAACTCATGGAACGCTGTCTCGTAAGGCGTTTCATAACCATTGCCCTTTGCAACATTGGCGACATTCATATGCACACCACCATCTGGTCTGCGGAAGAAAGCGCCCTTCTTCAGGTCGCTTTCCTTGCATTCCAACTGATCCGCATAGTGCCTATACAGCGCTTTTGCATCTTCATTTTGGCATTTTTCAAGGACTTCAGTCATGCCCTTCTGGAAGTCCTCATCAATGCCCTTGACATTCCTAAAGATGTTTTGCGGAACTGTGGCAACAGTGACCTGTGTGGCAACAGCTGTGGCTTCTTTCTTTACGCCTTGCCACTCCTCAAACGACATGTTTCCCATGCCGGGTGAATGCTTTACTGTCTCACCCTCGAAACCCTTCACCCATGCCAGCAAAGTGCATCGACAATTCCAGATCATACTCTGTGGAATAGTGGATGCTCCCGGCCCAGAGCTTTGTGCAGGATAAAGGATTTTGATACCGTCCACTTCAAACGGCTCATCCACTTCCCTGCGCTGGCCATGCATCATGCGATGGGTATGCCGGGTATGCGCATCAAGGACAGCTTGCCATTCAATGGTCAGGTCAATGCCCAAGTCTTTGGCTTTATGATACCCTTCGTATCTGCCAGCGTTCTGGGCATTGGTGGTCATTGTCCGGGCATACCGCACAGCAGAATTATAATTCATCTGCGCTACGCCCTGCAACCTTTTTGCAATCTCTTCTGAGCCTTCGCCTTGAAGAACACCTTGCAAAACCGCTGATTGAATCTTTTTCTGATTCCACTTCAGCGCCTTGTCTGCGGCGATTTTCTTTTGCAGTGCTGTAGACGGCCCCGGCATCATCTGGCGTTGCTCAGAAAGCAAATATGCCGCAGTATTGTGGTCATACAGCGTGAATGCAGCATCAAGTTGGAAGTCATGTGCGATCTGGTATTGGGCGAAGTTGGCATTGATGGCAAAGACCTCAGGCATCTGACCTCTGGAAATGCCCAAAGCGATCTCGTTGGCATGCTCCATATCGGCAGCCAAAACATCACGCATCTGGGTAAACTGCTCTCCCATTGCCATGTGTCGCACTCGCCACGCCTTGAAATCGGCCTTGCTCATCTCGCCAGCCTTGACAAGCTCCTTGAGCTGGGCTTCCTCATCCCGGAAAGCTCTCATATACTCCCGGTATTTTCTGCCCATCTCTTTGGCGGCTTGGTCATACTCACGCCTGATCTGCTTCTCCAGCTTTGCCAGCATCTCATCGGTCATCTGGTGAGCGACATCAGGTGTGGCGAATATAGCCGGGATCGTACCGTCATCAATAAAGGCAAAATACTCGTCAAGAGTTATTTTGTTCTGTTGCCACTGTGCCCAAAGGAAATCTGAAGTGATCTTTTTCTTCGGCATCAGATCGCCTCGCCTTCATCCTCCTGCTCTTCAGTGCGCTTGTCAGTTGTCCTCAGCCTGTCCAAGTCCTCAGCATCCATGCGCTTGACGATCTCATCATATTGATCAATATCGCCGTTGATGGCAAGGAGCTTCTTCTGGATGTACTCGTCATCGAAATACTGGGCTTGCATGATGATCTTCTGAGTTTCTTCAGTCTCGTTGACCAGCCTGTTACGCTGATAGGTCGGGTCATCTTCAATGCCAGCCAGCTCCAGAATGCCGTTGATGAATCTGGTGACCTGACGCTCGATCTTGTCCACCTTCATATCAAGCCGGACATACCCGGCCCGGATTGCCGTGGCGCTCATATCATTGGCGCTCATGCTCTTGGCATCAAAGGCTTGGAAGTCATCGTACAGGCGCTCCAGAAGCATGTCGATGGTCACCTTCGTGCCCTCAAACGGTGCTTCGATGGTGTTGGGCGTTGCGGTCGCTCCAGCATCTCCATCAGCGTGAGCCACATGGATCGTCTTCAGGCGTTCAATGAACTGCACATCGTCAATGTCATCCATGCCGCCGCAGTTGGTGAGCACCCAGTAGATCAGGTTGCCCTCATCCACGCCGTTGACCATGTTGGAGGATGCAAGGTCAAGAGCGTCCACGGTGTTGCGCTTGCCGCACAAGGCCGATTTGTGGGCCTTGTTGCCATAAAGCGGCACGATGGGGAATCCATCATAATTGCCGCCATCTGTGATCTCCGTGCCCTCTGCGGCTGTTCTGGTGATGGTTTTCTTGTAGCTCTGCTTGGGCTTGAGGGTGGTCATCTCCTCACCCTTGCGCCGGATGTACTCAGTGTAGCCATCCAGCTCGTACAGGGTAGCTCTCAGCGGCTTTGTCTCATCCAACTGCCACCAGCGCACGCCAGCCTTGAGAGCGCCGTCCTCCTCGCCATAGAGCGGCTTGAACTCGGTCAGCTTGAAAGTCTCCACATGGTCTAAATTCCAGAAGCCAAAGGATGCGCCGCCGATTCTGGCGTACTCCAGAGCATCCATGACCTCCTGATCGAAGTCCTTTCCCAGCTTGGCCTTCGTGCCGTCCTTACTGAACCGCACACCGTTGCCAAGCAAGTAGCTGACTTCCTGATCGATCACAAAGGTGAAAAACGCAGATGCGATCTTGTGATTGGCTGTCCACATGTCCACATGGGCCTTGCCAGCCATATCGTATAGGATTTTCTCATACTGCATGATGGTGGGATTCTCGCCATCGTAGTACAGCTCAGCGGCCTTCGCCGTCTTGTACTCTTTGCTCTGCCGATGTTCGGAAATCGCCTTCAGCACAAAGTTGATGCGCTGTTTTTCGTCCTGCCCAAGCCCGGTCAGGTCTTCGTAAGTGAGCAATTCTCAGCCCTCCTCAATTCCAAAGCGATGTGCCAGCCGTGCGCCGCCTCGCCTGTTCTACATTCCCCGGCTTCTTCCAGATTTGCTCTGTAGCATATCGCACAGCATCAATATGGTGGTTGTCCCTGTCCGGGTATCCGTTCAACAGCTCCCCGTCTTTGTTGGTCTCATACTGGTAACTGATAAACTCCTCTTTTGTCCTTGGGCATCTCTTCGGGTCGATTACGATCTTGGACAGTCTCTGAAGCCATATCATGGAGCGCTCCACGCTTCCCGGCCCTTTGATCGCGCCCATACACTTCAGGCCGTACTTGTTGTAATCTGCCACGCTCTTGGGCTCAGCGCCGTCTGCGGTGATCCTGTCCTCTCTGGTGATGCCATGGTCAAGGAGCATCTGGGCCGTTTCCTCGTTGCCCTTCTTGTTGGCCTCCAGCTCATCAAAGACGTACAGCTCCCGCCGTGCGGCGTTGAAGTACACCCGATTGAAAGCCCAAGGGTCAGGGAAGAAGCCCCAGTCAACGCCGTTGTAGATGCGGTCAAAGGTCTGGACTTCCTCGTCCGTGATCTCCCTCAGCTCGACATTCTCAAACACTTCCGAGCCGTTGCCGACAGGGATTCCCAGATACTCATGCTCGTAGGCCTTCTCGTCAAGCTCCTTAAGGTACTCAGCTTCGGCGATGAACTGCGCTCCCAGCCACTCCTCAGGAGCGTCAAGGTACGTTGTCTTTACACACATCCTGTCAGCTCGTTCCTCAAGGCTGTCCACGTTAGCCCAGTTGTCCCTGCTAATCGGCGGGTTGTAGCTCTCAAAATTCCAGAACCTGCTCCCGCCTCGCATGGTGGACTGCAAGACGTTTCTGATCTCTGAGCGCCCGGCGAACTGGTCTTTCTCCTCAAAGTGCGTCACGGCGATGTAGCCAAAAGGCACTTTGATTGACTTGATCTTCATGGGATCGTCAGCGCCACGGAACATGATCTTCTGGCCTGTAGGCTTGTAAATCAGCTCCATAGGCGTTTTTCTGGCTTCCCAGTAGTCAGCCATGCCCAGCTCCGAAATCGCCCATATATACTGCGTATAAACGCTGTCACGGATGGTGTTGCCCACCTTGCGCAGTACCAGCGCATGAGCATCAGGATTTTGCAGGAGGATCAGCGGCACAAGCAGAGAAACGGTCGAGGACTTCAAAGAGCCTCGACCGCCACTCAGGTCATAATGCGTGTGACGGTGGTCAAGCGCATCCTTCGCCATGCTGTAATATGCTTTTCCCAGAAGCTGTGACAGCCGTACTTCAGACATCGATAATCACCGTCACGCCGTCCTCAGGCTTGTCTCCAAGGTCAAGCCCGTCAGTCAAATCTTTCCATGCTGAGGTCAGGTCTTTCAGCTTGTAGTCCATAAAGGCTTCTTTGGTCTTTGTGGGCTTCCTGCTGTTGCCGCTCTTGCCATACTCCAGCTCGGTTGTCCCCTTGTGGAAGTTTGAGCCGATGTTTTCAGGCAAGGCATCTATCTCCCGCTCCAGCCGCTTCAACAGCTTCTCCCGGATGCGTTCCGCCGTCACTGCTGAGCGCCCGACCTGATCAGCGGTCATTTGCTTAGTCTTTTCGATTGATCTGCTCAGGGCCTCTGCTCTGGCCTCAGTCCAGTTTTCAGCATTGGCCCTTTGCATCAGATAGCCCTGCGAAATGCCGTGCTTCTCAGCGAGTTTCCTTTGACTGATTCCTCCGGCGATGTATTCAGCCCGGATAGTGTTCCAGTCTATTCGCTTTTGTTCTTTGGGCACAGCGCCTCACTCCTGTTTCGATAGCTTGTACAGCCTGTAGACATGGGCTATAGCAAGCCCGCCGTTGAGGATGATCACAGATGGCGCTCCAATGAGGACACCGTATATGCTCATAAGCACCGAGCCAACTGAATCCACTGCCCGGAGCTTCTTTTCGCTCTGCATCAATCCGCTTGCGAAGATGATGCACGAGGCGATCAGCCCAAGCACTTCAGGACTCATGCGATCTCACCCTTTGCTTTGATGTGGGTAGCCGCATAGAGGAACGGCGTGTCGCAGAGTCCGATCACAATCTCAAGGAGGCAGGTGGCAAGGCCCATGCTCATAATCTGGGACATGCTGAAGCTCGGATAGAATGCGAGGAAGTAGAACATGAAGTTCTCAAGGCAGTTGCAGACGATGGTCGCCACATTGTTCCTCAGCCAGAGGTACTTTCCTTTGGTCAGCTCCCTGATCTTGTTGAACAGCAGGACATCGCACCAGTTGGAAATAAAGAACATCACTGCGCTTGCGCTGGTGATCCTCAGGGACATGGAGAAAAGCCGCTGGACTGCCGGGTCTGCCGTATCCAGCGCAGAAGGCACATAAATGCGGCAAATCTGCGAGCAAACAATCAGTGCTATATCTGCCGCCAGTCCGATCCAAACGCCCTTCTTGGCCGTTTCTTTGCCGTAACATTCGCTCAAAATGTCAGTTGCGAGAAACACGCTTCCGAACATCACATGACCTGCCGCCATGTTCAGGCCGAATAGCATAATGTTTTTTGCCTCGAAGATGTTGGCAAAGATCGTTCCGACTGCGATCCATGCCATCACGCCACCAACGCCGAAGAATTTCTTCGCCAGCAGGAGAAGGCCGAACACTACAATGATTTCGATGATGAGATAGAGGTGATTCATAAATACTCCCTTTCGTTTAGTGACCTTTCGGTCATTGCTGTTTCCGGGAACTCAGTCTTGTTTCCCTGCGTACTTTTCGTAGACTGCCTTGCTGATTTCAGCGCTGACAAGCTCCCACACGTTTCTTCTCTTTTTATTAGGTGTAAGTGCGTTCCATGCGTCAATCCCAAGGAAGTCAATATATCTACGCTCGGCATCTTGGAGAATGTCGGGCCTTAGATTGTAGACACTGTTGCCTTGAATGGTTGCGAATCGATATACGCCAGTCCACGAGCTTGAATCGGCTGTGGTGCAAAACCTGTTCTGCTGGAGCATCTTTTTGTCGGTGCATCCCAACAGGTGGATATCAATCTCCGGTTTTTTGTTTTTGATGTAGCATGCCAGAGCGTGAGTATCTTCCCGGAATGTCTTCGGGTGAACAATCCTAATCTCCGGGATGCTCAAGGCGATGTAGTCGCTGAATTCAATCAGCCTGTCAAGGCCCTTCCTGCAGTCCTCGTAGTGAAAGACATTGATCTGCCTGTTCGGCAGTTTGTCCTTCATGCGCTTGCGGAAATACCATGCTTCCTCAACTCCCAGCAGTTTCTGGCAGTCCAGATCTACACATGTCCCTTTCAGATTGTTTTGCTTGACAAATTCAAAGGTCTTGTCCTGCCACTCGGTCAGTGTTTCTCTTGTCTGCTTTACGCCCTTTTGCCCGCCGAACATCAGAGTGAAAAGCCCGGAGTCCATAATGACATGCTTGAACAGTTTCTCCTGCCTTGCCACCACTC